TTAATATATTTATTAATATAAAAGTAAAAATAAATAATAATTAAAACTAGAAATGACTGTTATACTGGAATGATAATTTTAAAAAATCTGAAAGTAAATAGAAAAATTTTTCAAGTGATATTTATAATAAAAAAATAAACGAAAATTAAATTAAAATGATATGGCTGATTTATTAATGAGAATGCCAATACCTTACGAACCGAAGAGACAGAACAGGTTTATTTTGAGATTTCCTTCTACTTTGGGGATTAACGAGTGGTTTGTTGAAACAGCATCAAGACCTAAATTAACGATAGCTTCTACGGAGATTCAATTCTTAAACACTTCTACATATGTTGCTGGTCGTTTTACTTGGGGTGAGATAAGTGTTAAATTTAGAGACCCTATTGGTCCTTCAGCATCTCAAGCTTTAATGGAATGGGTTCGTTTATGTGCAGAATCTGTAACAGGTCGTATGGGTTATGCTGCAGGTTATAAGAAAAATGTTGACTTGGAAATGTTAGACCCAACAGGAGTTGTTGTAGAGAAATGGATATTAGAAGGTGCTTGGTTAATGAATGTTGACTTTGGTTCATTGGCTTATAACAGTGACGCAATTGCTGACATCACGGCAACTTTGAGACCTGACCGTTGTATATTGGTATACTAAAATAAAAAAATATATTTTATTAATCCACGTAATAGTTATTGCGTGGATTTTTTGTTTATTAAAAATACTTCCATACTATATTTAAAATAAAAAGTAAATAATATGGAACAAAATGTTTTTGAAGCGGGACAACAAAATTTTAATTTACCACACGATATCGTATCATTACCTAGTGGGGGTATTTTTTATAAGTCAAAGAAAAAATCTATCAAAGTTGGGTATTTGACAGCATCTGATGAGAACTATTTAATTGGTTCATCTCAAAGTGGTAGAGAAAATATTATAATGACATTATTAAGAAATAAAGTTTATGAACATGATTTAAGACCTGAAGAATTGGTTGAGGGTGATGTGGAAGCAATTCTTATTTATTTAAGAAACACTTCATTCGGACCTGAATATGGTATGAGATTAATTGACCCTAAAACAAATAAAGTTTTTGAACATACTGAAATTTTAGATGAAATCACAATTAGACAACCAAAAGTTCAACCCGATTCTGATGGTTTATACACAATGATATTACCACGTTCAGGTAACACCCTTAAATTAAGACCATTAACTTTCCACGATTCCTTAGAATTAGAAAGAATGGCGGACCAATATCCTGTAGGTAGAATCGCTCCAAAGATAACATGGAGATTAAATAAATTAATACATTCAGTTGACGGGAATGAAGATAGAAATTTTATTTCACAATTTGTTGAAACATTACCTATTGTTGATTCAAAAGAAATCAGAACGTTTATGAGAGAAAATCAACCTTCATTAGATTTATCTAGAAGAACAATCGCCCCGTCAGGAGAAGAGGTAATATTTGATATTGCCTTTGGGGTGGAATTTTTTCGTCCTTTCTTCTGAATATAATAAAATTTTAATTGACGAATTTTATTATTTAGCAAAACTCCTACATATTTCATATTCGGATTTTCTAAAAATTCCGACATATATGAGAAAATACCTGATAAACAAATTAGTTGAAGATAGTACCCCAAAAGAGTAAAATTTTTTGGGGTTAACTATTTATTATAAAACAAAAAACTATGGCGGAAGAAACAGAAAGTTTTATGGATGACTTCGGAAAAAAGATTAAAGAAGTTCTTGATTCCGTTGGTGAGGTATTTAAATCAAATATTGACCCAAGTAGAATTACTGCGGTCATGGAAGAACTTGATGTACAAGCAAGTAAGGTCATTGCAACTTTTGGTCAAGGTAGAGAAAATATTGTCGGTATTAAACAAGCAATGGCTGATGCCGTTGTGAGTGTTAAGGCGTTAGGAGGTAGTTTCCAAGACGTATTAGATACTCAAAATAATATTGCTAATACTTTAGGTAGAAACTTGGTATTAGCATCTGATTCATATAAAGATTTATACGCCGCAGCCGAAGCGTCGGACCAATCATCGTCAACTATTGTTGAATCATTTAAAAATGTTGGTATATCAGTTTACGACTCATCAAAACAAATTGAGGGGATTTTGAATACCGCTAGAGAAATTGGTGTTAGCGGTTCTTTAGTGACAGGGGAAGTTTTAAATAATATGGACTTATTAAATAAGTACACATTTCAAGGAGGAGTTGATGGATTAGCGAAAATGGCCGCACAAGCGGTTAACTTAAGGATTAATGTTAATGCGATTGGTGCGACTTTAGATAAAGCATTTAATCCTGAATCCGCAATTGAAATGGCCGCAGCAATGCAAAGATTAGGAGCAACACAATCTGATTTATTAGACCCACTTAGATTAATGGATTTAGCTCAGAATGACCCTGCTGAACTACAAAATCAAATTGCGGAAATGTCAAAACAATTTGTTGAATTGAATGAAAAGGGACAATTTGAAATTATGCCAGGAGCCAAAAGACAAATGAAGGAGATTGCTGACGCTATGGGTATGGATATATCTAACTTAACCAAAATGGCGATTGGTAGTGCGGAACTTGAAGATAAAATGTCTAAGATTAGTTTCCCTGATACGTTTACTGAAGAACAAAAAACTATGATTGCCAATATGGCCGAAATGGAGGGTGGTGAATATAAAATACAACTTGGTGGTGACAAATTAGGAATCGCTGAAGCGATAGAAAGATTAAAGTCAGGAGGTGATGATGCAATGCAAGATTTAATGGATTCTGCAAAACCTAAGACTCTTGAAGAGTTAACAAAAGAACAATTGGGTTATACGGCAGCAATGAAAGCCTCATTAAGTACGCTTGAAGACAGAATTCCATATGCAATTGCGAGTATGAGAGGCGTTAGTCAAGGTCAAACCAAATTAATGAAAGGTACTGAAGCAGTGACTGGTGCGTTTGATACCGATGCTCTAAGTGTTAAAACAATTAGAAATCAGTTTAACGACCTTTATGAAGGAGTAAGTGGCTCAATAAGTCAAAATGGGATTGACTTTGAAAATTTAAGCGATAGTATCAATAAATTTGGTGATTATTTTAATACATCATTTACTGAAAGTTTTAAAAATTTAGATGAAAAAGTTAATGAAGCGGTTGGTTACAAAATAACAGAAATCCTAAAAAAAATGGATGAATCTTTAAATATTGGTACTAAATCTACAGAAACTAAAACTGAAACCCCTACGGCAACCCCAATTCAGACTGTTACTACCACACCACCAACGAGTACGAATAACAATTTGGCGGTAAATAATTTAAATACAACAACCACTGAAAACAAAACCAATACAAATGTTAGTGAAAATAAAAACATTTCACAAATAACTTTAGACATAAATGTTAATTCAAGTAATGTTGATAAAGATAAGGTAATAGAAATAATTAGTAGAACTGAAGTTGTTCAAGCAATCAATTCTGAAATCAAAAAACTTAATACAACTAACGGTCTAACAACAACATAAAATACATTATAGTCTATTTATTAATAAAAAAACAAAATGCCTGAAAGTCCATTATCATTCGCGTCAACATCTACGTTTAGAAATACTTTAATGGCTAAAAATTTAGCTCAATATACTGTTGTGGGGAATTACACACCACCAACAGGTCCATTGAATTATGAAATTGTGTTGGGTGATAGTAATGTTATTGATTCACCAAACAATTTAAATCAAACATACCCTGACCAATTATATCCACTTAATGAATATGGACCTGATGGGGGGTACAACTTAACTATTGATTTTAATGGACCACCATTACCTGTTGACTCAAATCAAGGACCGTATAATCCTAATCCTGACCAAAGTCAGTTAATAACATTAAATGGTTTATATATAACAGGACCGTATATTATAAATGATTATTCCCCTGAAAATGGATATAACTACGTTTATGGTGTTACTGATACAATCAACCCAGGTCAGATACATTTACCATATGTAAATAGTTTTGTCGCATCAAGTTACTCACCGTATTCAATACTATCAAGTGATAACCCAACGGGAAGTGACGGTTCATTATCTCAAGATTCGTATATTGCTCAATTAGGAGCAGCACAACTACAAAATTTATTTGAAGATAGAATCAATTTAGAAATTTATCAAAGTACTGTAGGTGCTGTAAATTTAAATACGTTACAAGACCCTTTTGAAGCTGCATTGATAGCTACAGGTCAACAACCATTAATCTATAGAAATTGGAGGATTACGGTACCTGAAAACTCAATTGTTGCGGCCTTAGACTTTGCAACTAGATTAACAGGGTCTTATTGGCCCGTATCATTAATACCTGGTGACTATTACGATGAGAATACTAGCAATGGTTTACAATCAAACCAAACTTCTAATGCGTTAAGTACGGTTAATCAATTAACGGGTGGATTATTAGGTCCGATACTGAATATCAATAGAAACCCCTCACAAATATTTTTAGCTAACACAGGTAATGGACAAAGGTCAGCATTATTCGCTAACCTACATTATAATAGATATTCACCTAATTACAATAATGAGTTTGGAGGGGCCTTGGGTGTTATTCAGGGATTAGTGAATGTGGTAAATAATGTTGTGAATCCTAATGGGACCATAACAAGTAGTTATTACGTAGGTAGTAGTAATGCTGAACCTTCACAAATAACAAGTCCAGCTAACCAAATACCAATTAATTCATTTGGTCAACAAAATCCGTCACCTGTTTATGGTCCTTCTGAATTGGGTCAATTATATGAAGGTAATATTGATAATATTAAGTTTGGTTTAGCGGGTATATCATCTGAAAATGGTGGGGGTATTGATGGTCAATTTATATGGACTTCACCAAAATACAAAAGTAATGCTGGATTTAAAGCAACACCTGGTGGGGGTAGTGGGAGTAAAGATGATGACTTTAATCAAATTAGTTCTCAGTATCAAAGTAATGAATCAACTAATCTTGAATATAAAAAAGGTTCAATATTAGATAATACTCAAAAATTAATTGATTCTGCGGATAATGTTACGGGTATCTCAAGATTAAAACACGTAGGTAATGCGATGAACCAAGTTTCAAAGGTATTCCACGATGGTTACAAGGAGATGACAAAAGGTTCTCAAGTGGTTTCATATAAAGATAATACAACAGGTAACGAAGCGGGTATTGAATATTGTAGAGTTTTTACCAAAGACACACCTTATTACACTTTCGCTGACTTACAAAAAACTGATGGTATAACTACTTCAGGTAGACGTTTTAGTTATTCTATTTTAGATAATACTTACAATTTGAATATTGCTCCACTTAAAAATCCTGGGTCAACCAATATTGTAAAAAATGAGAAGGGTGATTTTTATGCCAAGAAATATATGTTCTCAATTGAGAACTTGGCTTGGAGAACATCAAGTAGACCTGGTTTTACTTATGATGAATTACCTGTTTGTGAAAAAGGCCCTAATGGTGGTAGAGTTATGTGGTTCCCTCCTTATGAATTAAAATTTAGTGATACTAGTCAGGCCGATTGGAACCCAACAAATTTTATAGGTAGACCTGAACCAATATATACTTATAAAAATACAAGTAGGTCAGGACAGTTAAGTTGGAAAATAATTGTGGATAGCCCTTCAGTAATGAATATTATTGTTGACCAACAATTAAAAGGTGCTAGTACCGAAAGAGTAAATTCAATTTTAGAATCATTTTTTGCGGGATGTGTAAAATTTGACATATATGAATTGGCTAAAAAATATAACACAATACCTGTATCCGAATTACAACAAATACAAGAGGCGTTAAATAATCCAAGATTAACTGCTGAAGAATTAGCGGGAATTAAAGCTTCTATACCTGCAGACAATACCGATGTTGTTGGTAACATGGCTAATAGTACTGGAGGTGGAGGTGGAGATAAGGCAAAAACTGAAGACACTTCAGTTCAGGAGTTTGAACAAAAATACTTGGATTTTGCATTTTATTTTGAAAATGATATGCCAGGTCCGCACAATTCAACTAGTAATACCACCACTGAAAATTATCAATCACTTTATGATACATATGTAAGTCAAACGAATATTGATTCTTACCAATCAAAGGCTAATTCGGTATTTAAAACTGATAATGGTGAATCTAAAACAACAGGATTTTTTGATACTGTTATAAAAAGTAATTTTAAAAATATTGCTGAAGGTGATTCTAATTTTATAAATGATTCTATAAAATTATTAGAAAAAGGTTATGGACCTATAAGTATTGAAATGGTTGGTTCGGCTTCTGCGGTGGCGTCTGAAAATTATAATAAGGCGTTATCTAATAGGAGGATTGATTCAATAAAGAAGTTTTTTAGTTCTAAAGGTCTTGAAAAATATATTACTGAAGGTAAGTTTAAAGTTACCTTAGAACAAGGTGCTGGTGAAAATATTGTAATACCTAAGACATCGGTTGAAATTGGGTCAGGTACTACTGAAGTTACCACAACTGATTCTGGTGTTGGAAATGACGTGGATTGTACTAAGTTACAATTTCCTGATACTTCAGTTGCACAAAATAACTCAACAAATAGAAGTATCGCTAGAATTAATTCAACAAGTGCAATGGCATGTCGTAGAGTTAAAATTAAAAACATTAAGGTTAATGGTTCAGCAACTAATGAAAAAATAGATGAACCTGTAGTTATTGATGAGAAAAAAGAAGACGATATTGTTATAACCCCAATTAAACCTACACCACAAAAAACAATATCTACTGAACTTAAAAAAGGGTTAAGTAAAAAAATATTAAGAAGTTTACTATCTGAATGTGATTATTTTGAAATGATTAAGGAA